ACTGATATTCCAGTCAAAAAATTAATTACTATTATGGTTGCTGAAAATGGAGAATGTGTTGTCTATGAAAAACGAAACAAGGGTCACTATATTAAACTTCTTACCGAATACATCAGAGAATTTGTCGATCACAAAGTTGGAGCCTATGGAGAATCAAGTAGATGAACTGATCAAAGAGAAGTTCTTGTGTCAGGCAAAATTTGCACAAGAAATAGAAGCTCTAGTTAAGACTTATGGTTTCAATTATATTGATGCCATTCTTACTTTCTGTGAAGAAAATAAGATTGAAATGGAATCTGTATCTAAACTTATTTCAAAACCTCTTAAAGAGAAGCTCAAGTACGACGCTATTCAACTTAATTTCCTGAAGAAAACTACAAGGGCAAAACTTCCATTATGATTTCTAAAAGTGAACTCATTCATTATAAAATTCAAGCAGCAATGCGTGAAAATTCATTCGATGAAAATGAAATGAAATATCTTGGAGAGCGTTCTGATGGTCATTGGTATCTTGTTGCTGGCAAGTATGAAGTGAATGCAGAACAAATTGAAGAATTTGAGAATGTTTACGATGACACCGATAGAAGTTTATAAAACTTATCTTGCATTTAAAAATCATTTTACCAAGGTAAGTTACAACTACTTTAAATACTCTGGAAAATCAAGAGCATCCGTAGAAGCATATAACAATCGTAAGGATCGTTATTTCTTCGAAAGAATGTCAAGGAAAAAAACAGATGATGAGATTAAAGAATATTTTCTCGCCAATTTCATAGAATGTAATGATCCAGACCGTCTATGGATTGGCGAAATTATTCAAGAAGGGGAAACTAATTATTCTTCTTGGGCAAAAAGACAACAAGGATTATTTTATTTGTTCAAGAGTGAAATTACTGTTTTCATTCATAAAGAAAATTTTCAACAATTGTTTACTATCAAAGGGCAATCACACCCCGACATATTAAAAAAGTATCTTCAAGGTGGATTGTCTATAGAAACAATGGTTATTCTTGATATGATTCTTGATTATGTAAAAGATTTTGATGCGAAATTAAGTGATCCAGTGTGGGAAACCGTCAGTTTAAAAATTAAAAAATATAAACCATTTCTAAATATTGATACCGATAAGTATAAGACAACTTTAAAAGAGCAGGTAATATGAGTAAGTTTTTTCAATCTGAAATGGTAAGGAAGACTGTATTGGAGTTGGAAGAACTTCAGCAGGAACTTGTAATGGAAATGATGATGTTACCAACATTTACTTCAGACCAGAAGAAAGAGCATTTAAATAAACTTAAAAACTTTTTAGAGAAACAAAAAATATTTTTCTTTCGTATTTCTTTGTCTGATGATAAAGATGCCATTGAAATTAAAAATAAAGTTATAGAAGCAGCAAAAATGTTTGGTTATAACGAAGTTGATGGCATGGATAAGTTTTTCGAGAGGTTGGATAGAACGATCAAAAATCTTGAGCAGTCCCTTGACAGGTGACTGCTTTTGTCGTATAATACCTTCGTTGCTTCGACAGCAACATAAACATCCTAACAATCCTAATTAATCCGTATGTCTTTTGCAAATCTCAAAAAGCAATCCCGTTCTGGTTCTCTCACTGATAAACTTATCAAGCAAGTTGAAAAACTGAATGATAAGGGAAACAATGGTGTAGATGAGCGTATCTGGAAACCCTCTGTTGATAAGTCTGGCAATGGTTACGCTGTCATTCGTTTCCTCCCTGAACCAGAGAATTGCGAACTCCCCTGGGCACGAGTCTATACTCACGCTTTCCAAGGTCCTGGTGGTTGGTTGATCGATCAATGTCTTACCACTAAAGATCAGAAGTGTCCCGTTTGTGAGCATAACTCTACTCTTTGGAATAATGGTACCGAAACTGGCAAAGAGCAGGCACGAAAGCAGAAGCGTAAACTCTCTTATTACTCCAACATTTATGTTGTGAATGATCCTGCAAATCCTGAAAATGAGGGTAAGGTTTTTCTTTTCAAATATGGCAAGAAGATCCATGACAAAATCATGGAAGCAATGAAACCTGAGTTTGCTGATGAAGAACCAATCAACCCCTTTGATTTCTGGCAGGGTGCAAACTTCAAACTGAAGATCAAAAAAGTTGCTGGTTATCAGAACTATGATAGCAGTGAGTTTTCTCCTGCTGGTGCTTTGTTTGATGATGATGAGAAACTGGAGCGTATCTATAACTCACTTCATGATTTGAATGAGTTTCTTGATGCTAAAAACTTTAAGTCTTATGATGATCTGAAAAAGCGTCTCGATTACACTCTTGGTGTTCGTGGCGTTCCCAAGACTCAAGATCCAGAAATCGTTGAGGAAGAAGAGCAGTGGGAGCGTGAACGCCGTGGTGAATATGCTGAACCAACTCCTACTCGTTCCGAACCAGTTCTCCCTAATTACAGTTCTTCCTCAGAAGAAACTGAAGAGGATGATGATCTGAGTTATTTCTCTCGACTGGTCAATTCCTGATCAAATCACCCCACCGAAAGGTGGGGTTTTTAAATGCCTGTAGTTCTTGGGTTATATGTTTTCTTCAATATCTGAGTTTCATATTGTGATGACTCATCATACTTCATGATGTTTCTCATATCAGATATAACCACTGGCAAATAAGAACTCTTAAGAACTTTGATTCTCATTTTTTCTTGATTTATTTTTGTCTCGTACTCATAGTTTGATACTGGTCTGCTAATTTGGTTTCCATTTAAACTTACGAGATCACCACTAGAATTTCTATACTTGAATGTATCATTAATTTTTTTCTCCCATACTCCATTTCTATATCTCCAAGTGTCTTCCCCTGGAGGGAATGTATCACCTTCTTCTACTATGTTAATGTTTGGACCATTTGGAGGACTGAAAGTTATAGTTGGTTCGCTAGAATATCCAGTACCCTCATTGGTCACTGTTACGGATTCAATGCTTGAATCAACAACCGTTACATCGACAGCAAAATCTTTTCCTCCGCCGCCAGAGAATAAGGCATATGCTGATTCATAACCTTCACCTGGATCTGTAACTACAACTTCTTTAATCGATTCAAAAAATGGAAGTGCATATGCTTGCTCTTGGAAATTTCCACCATCAATTGATATTACTAACTGTCCTACCGTGTAACCAGATCCAGCGTTGTTTAATGTAATTTCCTCTACTCTTCTTCCAAGAATAACAGAAGCAGTTGCATTTACTTCGACTTCAGAAGTTTGTAGTGGATTTTTAGTTAATTGTACAGTAGCGTTATTTATTTCTACAGAAGCATCACCAATAAATGTAACACTTAATACTCCATAATGGTCCCAACGATCACCACTACTTCCTGGTTGATATAATCTAAAGTATACATTTTCTGCTTGTACTGCAGTACCAGTTAAATCGAAGTCATAATTATCAAGTACACCAGTTCCTGTATTATTCGTTACTGCATCAATAACAATACCAAGATTTGTCCAAGCAGATATATCTGGATTTGGAGCAACTCCAACAGGAGTAATTTGATATTGAATATATAAATCCTCAACTCCATTTACATCTGGAGTTTCTCCACCATTTGTTCCATTGCCCCTGACAGCATAAACACGAACAGTATTAATTGCAGTAGCATTGATTGGTTTGAGAGTCACATACCTTGGACCTGTATAACTACCAGATGCAAATCCTCCAAATCTTAAATGAGTGGAACCAACATTGAATCCACCATCAACACCAACTCCAGTTCCATTGGGAACGATATTAGTTCCTGGACCAAATTGGTAAATTTGTTCCGCATTTGTAGTGTCAAATTTAATACCATCTATAACAACTTCACTTACTTGTCCGTTTATAATTTCTGCAGTTCCAGATTGACCTGCTAGACCACCACCAAAAGTTACTAATGGAGGTAAAGTATATCCACTTCCTGCATTTGTTACTTCAATTCTTTTGACATATCCTTTTTGGGATAGAACTGCAGTTGCATTTCCTCCAGAACCAGGACCTTGGAAAGATACTTGAGGTTCAACTTCATATCCACTACCACTATCAATGAGTTGTATTGATGTAAATACTTTTACATCTCCCAGTACATATCCAGTTGCCTGTCTTCCTTCATAGTGGACGGGCAAAAATGTAGAGGTAGTATCTTGTACATATGATGGTGCATTATAAAATGCTTCGTCTACAATAATACCTTCATTCAAAACTACTCTATTGAATTCATCTCTTACTTCTGTAGTTTCATAATGATGGATATCATCAAGTGCTTCTTCTGATCCATACTTTTCAATCATGTAATTATAGAGAGCATCATTATCTAAAGGCCACTGATCCTTAACATTTGTAATATTATTTGCAACTAGAATTACCCAATCTAGTTCAGGATCTCCATAAAGTTTTTCTGCTAAAATATCAGGACGAGTATTCTCTGGTATTTCATAATATTCAAATGCTGTAATTACGCT